TAGGATCTCGACCTTCCAATTCTGCCAGCTTGACCGAATTGATCAGTGTTTCGTCATAGATGAGGAATTCGCACTCGAACTCTCTACGGAAACGCTCTTCTCCGATCTTGGCCTTTTCTACTCGAGCCCATTCTTCATCACGATCTGGATGTTCTGACCAATGCGCGAAGTAAGGCGAAAATCCATTGACGCCCACTTTGGCTTCGTTGCCGTGCTCATCAAATTTCTTGTTGGCTTCAGTCCATATCAGAGCGAACTGATCTTCGTCAGAGTTTGGTGTTGATGTGATGATACATTTACCACCTGTGGCCAGAGTTGGAGATAGCGCTGTCCAGAATTCTTTGGCTTTTTCTGGTGGCTGCACGAACGCGAACTCGTCACAGTATATCAGTGATAGAGATTTACCACGGCCTGTGTTTTCTGTAGTAGTGGTCGCTTGTATGCGGCTGCCGTTGTCATATTCTATGGTATTCCTGTTGTAGGTATAGATACCGGCACGTATGAAGTCTGGTAGATTCTCATAGGCGAAACGATATCTATCCATGATGTCTTTGGCGCCATCGTACTTGTGTGCAGCGATCAATACTTGGCTGTCAGGAATGAACTGTGTATACCAAAGCAGATATCCCACAGCACAAGTAGTTTTACCCATCTGTCTAGGCAGCATAGCGATGCACTGTTTGTTAGTGGCATAGGCTTCGATTAGACCTACCTGATATCCATAAGGATCGAACGGTATGCTTCCTCTGACTGGATGCTGTATTTTGAGAAAATTCCTACAGAAATACAGAGGACCCGTCACAGGATCCATACAGGCTTCGAGATGTTTGACTTCTTCTAGTGTATAGCGTTGTTGGGCGTGAGCCTTTTTGATCTGTACGCCGTCTAATGATTTACCCATGCTAATATTTACCCAAAAAAATAGGGCCTTACGGCCCTATTTGGATTGTTCGTAATCAAGCGAACTGGAATCCGGTCTTGACGGTACAGGTAACCGCGGTCATATCAAAGCTGTTATTACCATAGGTGGCACCGAGTGCAATGATCTCGTCCTCGATCTGTTCTACTAAAGTTTCTGCACCTGCCCCATCCCAATTCAATGTGTCGTTAGGTGTTTCTATAGCAAAACACATCTGCGTATTCGTATCAAATAGTGCTCCGCGTATAACGATCGTAGCATATTTTTGGATTATCTCGATCACAGCCTGTATGGCTTCATTAGAACCAATTTCGGCATTAGCTGCTGCTACAAAGTCTACAGTAAAAAAGGTCAGTGGTTTGTTACCGTAAAAATCAACAGCAGTGGCGTCAAAAACACTTTTGCGATTTTCTGTCACTAAAATCGAACTTCCTCCGCCGATAGTGGCGGTTAATAGGTCTGCCATTATTTCACTCCTTTTGCTTCGGCCAATCTCTGTAGCAGTTCGGCACGTATCTGTGCCCGTAGATCGCCGCTTTCAAATTTTTTCTTTTGCATGGGATTATCTGCATCAGCTACTTTAGGGAATGTGTCTTTGGGACGATTCATTCCGCCTGAGAGCTTGTTGTTCATATAATCTATGCTCTTCTCATCTTCATCGGGCTCATTCATGTAAGCCTCGTCTTTGTCTTTGCGCTCTTTTTCGTGATCATCCATGTCGTGATCACCGTCGTCATCTTTGTCCAAGGTCTTGATCATCATGTGATCTTTATCGTGGTCGGGAGGTAGATCCATTTCGCCACCTGGCTTGTCATCATTGTCTGCATCCATGTCAGGCAGCATCTTCAAAGGTGGAAGTTCTGGTTTGATGCTCATGATGCTGGGAGGCATACCTAAACTAGGCATAGGAGGCATACTTGGTTTATCTATAGGCATCATGTCTGGGTTTACCTTAGTAAACAATTTCATCATGTCTTCGATGTTGTCTAAACCCTGAGCATTGATGTTAACGCTCATGCTAGGAGGGGGTATGTCCGGCTTGCCCATGCTGCCCATAGGAGGCATTCCTGGAGGAGGCATTCCGCACTCTTCTGATGTTGATTGTTCGACTGCAGGCTTGTCTAGTTCCTGCATTTTAGCTAGTAGTTGATGAAAATCCATTGTTTAACTCCCCATGGCGCTTTTTGCGCCGGCTTTATCTGTTTTAATCTTGGGAGCTGATCCTAATACATCTGGTTTTGCTTTGTCTTGACCCAACTCCTTGCGTCTTTCTTTGGCTGTCTTTTCTAGATCTTTCAAGAAACTCTTGTTGAAATCGTCACCGAAATAATCTTTGTGTTTGATTTTAGCTGCTTCACTGTATCCAGGATCTTGTAACACGCTTTTGCCACTGGGTTCGGTCGTGGCCTGTATCTGTTCTACTTCACTAGGTTCGCCTGTTCCGCGTACCCGAAAACAACAAGGATCCATGCCCATCTCTTTCAGATGTGTTTCGATCTCCGGACTTGTAACAGGGTACTCACAGATCACATCAAATATGTGGACTTCTACATTTTCCATTTCTGGAAAATCTAATGGTGTTTTTTGCACAGGTGTTTTGCTGGTTTCGTCTAGTGTTTTCAATCCACACTTGCTTAATCTATTTTTTAGATCGGCAGAGAAGTTCGCAGGTAAGTCACCTGCTACTTTTACCTTGAAGCTGTAAACTTTCTTGTTTTCGGCAAGATATTCTCTAAAACTTTTCATATAGATATTTAGTCCTTTTGACCCAATTTTCGTAGAAGCTCGTTACGATCAGTGATGACATAGCCTTGCCCATTGATGAGACCTGTGTCCTCTTCTTCCCTATTGTCTTTGTCGATCTTGTATTTCTTCAACTGTAGATCCACAGCCTTTAGTTTTTTATCGACTTTAGCAGATTTAGCATCTATGGCATTTTTTAACATGGTACCTGCTACTTCAAAGATGCGTCCGCTGTATCTCACTTCCACGTTCATGCCTAGATCCATGAGATCGTCATAGGCCTGTTCTGCTTTGGCAGCGAGATTGTCTAGATCTTTGTCATCGACTTCTTCCAGCTCTTTGATCTGTGGCAGCGTAGCAGTGATCTGCTGCACAGCTCGATAGCTGTCATCGAGGCTCCTTATCTGATCAGGAGTTTCTTTCTCGACTTCGACAGGATCCGGTTTCTTTTCGTTTTCTAAATTGAATAGATCTTCTAGTTTTTTAGTCATACATTACTTATCGTCGTTTGGATCCTTGATGGAAAATATCATTTTCACTGACCACGCGAAATTTTATTCCTTGCTGCTTGCACCATTTGTTAGCAGCTTCCCATTTGGCGAGATTTTTCACATATTGCTCTTGGTTATATCTGCTCTTACCTACCTTTTCCAGCAGTGTGTGATTGCTGGGCTTGACTTCTACCACCTCGGCATGTTTCTTGCCGTTCTTGTCTCTGTATACGATAAAGAAATCCGGAACATATATGGTATATTTTCCTGTCAAAGGATCTCTATAAGGTATTTGTATACTTTCGCTGGCCCAACTTTCTACACCTGCATGTTCGTCTAACATACGCATGAATACGAATTCCCACGAACTTCTTGATAGTGGTGTTTTCGTCCCTACGTATTTAGAGGGATTCTTCATCTCAAATCTACCTTGGGCGAACTTAGGCATGTATATTTCTTACGATGTTTGATGGCGTCACTGGCTCTCTATAACCTAGCGTAGAGCTGGCGGTACGATTGTTGTTGAGTATTTCTGCCACCAGTGCTGATAGTTTGATGCCTTCGATGTTTTTCAAAGTATCCAGTATCCTATAGATGGGCACGTTTTCAATTTTAGATTGTTTAAGCAGTGCGGTCGCAGTCACGATGGCTGCATCTTGCTCAAATCCGTTCTTAGTGAAAAACGTGATACAGGCATCGACTTCAGTGGCATTGAATTCTAATGGCTGATCTCCATATGTATCGAAAAACAGCTTGGTAGCTGCGGCACTATCTTGTATTTCTTGTGGAGGTAGATTGGTGTTCATAGATTAACCGATGTTTCTGTTGATGAGATTACGCTGTATGGCATCCGTCGTGTCGTTGCTGGTAGTAGCTTTGGGGAAAATTGCACCGGCTACTCCGCTGATAGTGGTAGATATTACTTGAATTCCTCTTGGACTGTTTAATACCCCTTCGATTTCATTTTCTATTGCATCGCCAAATCCCCCTGGACGATTCTTAATTTCTTTATAGTTCTTGTAGGTATTGATGCCTTTGATCACAGTGGAAAGGAAGTTTCCACCGCTGCTGAACGCATCTCCGCTCTGTATGTCTCCAAAGATAGTTTCTATACCATCTAGTATTCCGCCTTCGCCTGTGATGCTGGCAACTCCACCGCCTGCTACACTCAATGGACTGGGCGAAACATCATAGTGCAAGTTAGCGAATCCTGCAGGTCGATTGTAACCTACCGTACCACTACCATATATCACTGATTCATATTCCACGGTCATGGCATGCTCGTTGACTTCATTGCCGAGACTGTAGTCCATGTTGCCATGATCCCAATTTTTGATCTTAGGATTCACCAATGTGTATGAAAGGAATCTTCTACGGGCCATGGTATATATGGTGATGGATTTTAGGAATGGTATGGCGCTGTCTTTGTCTAGTCCGTATCTAAATAGGTCCTTCCTGGTGTTGGTAGGTCTGTAGTGATTGGCTTCATACGCAGAAGTTGGCAGATGCCTGTCATTTGCATAGTAACCATAGTAGATGGCCAGTAGTGCATTTACTATGCCTTGATTATCATCGTGGAAGGAAAAACTTACCGGATCATAATTGATTGCCTTATAGATGATCTTTTTCCTATTGTATTGATTTTTAGTCACGGTGTCGAAATTGAATTTCGGCATGTCTGCACGTTTTATCAACAGACCAAATTCATTCACATGTTTATTAAGGAAATTTGGAGTCCTAAGTGCGGCTTTGTCGATATCAAATCTTACATAATAATTGAACTTGGTGCGTGGCGCTAATCTATAACTGTCATCTAAGAACAGTCTCGAAGCATGCTGATAATCTCCCATGCCTCCTTTGGGATTAGCTATTCCTCCTAAAACTCCGCCTAACTGACCTACACCTGATATGCTGTCTAAGCCGAAGAACTGTCCGAGGTATCTAGTGAATTTATTTGCCATACAAATATTTATCCGTAAAAAAACCCAGGCCGAAACCTGGGTTAGTTTAGTATATGCTAGTATTAACCTAAGTTGCCTGTAACGGCTTCTGTGGCTATCTGTCTTCCTACTCTTGCGCCGATACCGCCTACTAGGCTTACAGCATCGCTGCCTGCTGCGAACTGTGCTAGATTATCGTAAGAAATAGTCAGTGCTACTGTCATGTGTTCGTTGGTACCATATCCTAGCTCGCCGTAAGCGATCTGATTCAAGTAGCAACCATACAGTTCAAAAGTTTCAAGTACCTGTGCCACATCTTGACCATTACCACCATCTAGTATTTCGATGCGTGTGGTAAACTTGTAGTCGATACCAGAACGTGCAGAAGCCTGTTCCATGAAGTCAAATTGCTTCTGGATCTGCTGTCCACACAATCTCTGGACTTCACCGCTGGCATCATCTCTCAGAGTCAACGTGATGTTTTCTAAAGTATGTCTACCCGCTAGTTTTACCTTTGAGTTGTAGACATCTAGAGCGATCTCTTCGAAACTGACCTGAGGTCTAGTAACGTCTTGTACCTGCTTAGTCAGCTCTGTAGCACCACCGACACCAAAGTTTAGCAGTGTTACCCTAAATCTATATTTTAGTTTAGGCATCAACAACACTTGAGTGCTGTTGGCTCCGGAGGTTGGTACCCCCATGTTGTTAAGTGATGTTAGTGCCATATTTAAATCTCTCCTGTGTTCTTGACACGCAATGGAATGTAGATGAACTCAACTGCTTTGACTGGCTCAATCGCGATATCTACATATAGTTCATTACGATCTATTCTAGCTGGAGTGTTGTTTGATGTGTCGCAGACCACTGCGAAATCATACAATGCTCTTAGTCCAACTAATTCTAAAAGCAAGCTCTCTACTGCACCTTTGATCTCTGCTCTAGTGATATCATCGTTGGGTTCGAAGATATAAGGACGAGCTAGTTTGCTTAGTTGGCTACGTAGGTAAACTACCAATCTAGCCACATTGATCCTATCCAATGCTGAAGCATTTCTTGCTCGTGTCTTCTGTCCATAGTTAACTAGACCGATTCCGTTGAAGAATGCAATCGGGTTGACTTTGAGATCATAAAGCGTGTCACGCTGTCCTTCGTTTAATGCTACTGTCTGGAACTCACCGCTTAGGCTGTCGATATAACCAACTGCAGTGGCATTGGTGATTCCGCCTCGTCTCGTTCCCGCTGGGGCGAACCATGGATAGCTAACTTGATCGCTCAGTGCGATAGTTCTCATCATCATGTGGCTAGCTGGAACAACAGCATTGTTGCCGCCTAGATCTGTGGTAAATCCGTTTGGATAGAATGTTGCCAAGTATTCGTCGTAGGTAACTATTCCATCGTCGCCGTTGTCAGTTACTAGGTTAGCATTGGTCCCCCATGTAACTAGGCTAGTAGCATCAGATGCTAGACGCAATGGTGTGTCACCTATTACGAACGCTGTTAGCCCTCTATCGATGTTTAGATTGACTAGGTTGCTTAACAGTTCTGGATATCCAGGTCCAACGATTAGGTTGAAGTTTCTGCGCTCTTCGTCGCGGATTTCTGAGCTGGTGTCGACCACACTCTTCATCGCAGCGACTACGACTTTACGCTGTGCCTTACGTCCAAATGCGCCTGAGCCGTCTTCATTGTTAGCTGAGAATGTGGTCCAACGATCTGTGGCATAACCTGACATGGCCTCGTCGTTGAAGCGTGTGTTATCAGCAGTAGTGTCGATGTAATTGTTTCTGTAGATCTTAACGTTGCCGCCACTTCTGCGTAGATTCCACAGCATCATGCCTTTTGGATATAAAGCAGGATCTGGAGCATCTGGATCTAGGAAGTCATTCGAAGCTAGATCAACTAGGCTAGCTGCGGTATCACCTGTAGCACCACTTAACCCATATCTAGCATCAGCGAACAATACTCCGTCTTCTGTAACTTGATCGGTCTTGTCGATTTCTACCCAACGTAGATTAGCTGGGGTACCGCTGAGATCATTGTTATATCTATAAATGATCGGAAAGTTTTCTAGATCAGCTGTGCTGATCCACAAGTCACCTGTTGCTGTTACTCCTGCTTCGTAGGGATTAGAAGCACTAACGATCGGAGTGTAACCAACTCTCGTAGTGTCAGCGGAAACAAACGGACTAGTTGCTGATCTATAACCGACCCATGTCGTGCCATCATGGATCATCATGTCGACGTCGCTGAACTCGGGATTGTACCATAGCTGGCCATCAGCTGGTTCATTTGTAGGATCATCTGGACTTGCTTTAAAATCGTCTGCAGCCAGCGGCTTCCAATTAGAAGCTAGGAACTGTTGGGCATCCGGATCTGCGGTTGAATCTTCTGCACCTGCTGGTAGATCGTAAAGATTAGCTGTTCCTGCACCAGTGTTAATATTATACACAGGGAATGCTCGTGATACTGGTCCTGCTACAGGAGCGACATCTCTTAATCGGAAATCTCCACCTAGCTTGTGGAAAATCTGAACTTTGTTGTCAGTGGTCACAGCAGCTTCTATGTTAGTGAACCCCGCGGCGTTGATAGCGGCTGCCATCCTTTCGGCATCGGCTACCGCGCCTGTGGCGGTAAACGTTACTTCTACCGCTGAAGATAATGCTTCTTGACCTGCTAAAGATTCTGCTATGCTGAACTCGTTAGTTCCAGCTGTAAATGTGCTGGTAGTCACTACTCCTGATGTGATCGTGGTGTTACCTGTAGCTGCTCTACGCCATACTCGGAACGTAGCTGTAGCTGGTGTAGCATCTGTGCCGCTGTGTTCATCGGCGTTAGTCTGGACCATTAATTGATCTAGAGGAATATTAGCACCTCCACCGCTTCTGTCAAGATAGAACAATGAAGAGTGTGTGGTTGCATAGATAGGAGCTTCATAAGCTACCCAGGATAAGCTCGCAGTGTTCCATCTAGATGCTCTCCAGCGGGCTCCTAATCCGGGTTCTGTGGTTTTGATCCACACTGAACCTGTAGGTCTCGCTCCGGATGCAGCAGGTGCTCCCTTCCACTGCGGGACATCTGTATGCGGTGTTTGCTGTAAAGCTGGACCATTGTATGTACCCGCGGTAAATCCGATCTCAGCTAGATCAGTAGTGCCGGCACCAATAACCACTCTATTGGAATTTCCGGTACCGTTATTATATAGATAAACTTTGCCGCTGACTTCTAATGCACGTACACCGTCGATAGCTTCGCCGTTGATCAATGCCACTACCTGTGCTGCGGTTTCTCCACCGCTGAGCGTCACTGTAGTTCCGTTGATTGTGAATGTACCTGATGTTGGAGTATCTACAGTTGCGCCTTG